CTACTGATAGCGACACTCCTTGCCGGATGCGCCTACAATTCACAGACCGTCAATGCTTATGGAAGTCTCGTCTATTGTCACGGCACGGTTGATAAGCCTGTTGACGTGAGCACTGAACTCAAGGGCAACAAAGTAACTCCTATACCGTAAAGGACAGACCATGAACGAATCATTCAGGTACGACAAGGGATTGGGAGATGCCGCGATTTACATGAGGCTCCTGAACAGTTCAGGCGAGTTCTACGACTTCCTGGCTACATCGTTTGTCTCGGTGGAAACCGCCAACTGTCAACTCCTGATGACGGAGTTCCCCGACAGTTCAACGGAACAGTCCTGGTACTATACAACCTTTGATTCTCCTGCCGGGGGGCCGTTTGCTATTGAGATTGTCTTAGTCTCGACCAGTGAAGTCATCGGTTACGATACGGTCTTCTCTTCGACTGAAGCAAGCGAGGCGGGGGAAACGTCTATCGGGGATCTTCTGGACATCGTTATCGGAAGGTTTGCGAAAATCAACAAGCCGCCGATGATCGACTTCCTGACTGCGGCGAACATGACGATGGACATTATCTACCGCAGGCTGATGACAAAGAAATCCGAACTCATCCTGGGGTCTTTCTCTCAGGCGGTCTTAGCGAATGCGTCAACCGTGACGCTGCCAACCGATTTCCAGGGGTTTTTTGAGCGTCCCTATATCTCAGGGTCAACCTGGCATCTCGACCCGTTACCGGGCGAATATCGCGCTTCCTTAACGACTGCCGGCAGACCTCAGTTTTACGAATTGAGGGGAACGACGATGACCCTCTTCCCGACGACGAGTGCTGCTTTGACTATCGTCGGACAGTATTACAAAAAGCCGGTCAAGTTTACCGCGTTGACCAACGTCATTCCTTACAATGGCCTGATTGATAACGTCTTGCAGGAAGGCATCATTGCAGTCGGCATGACCGGGATGGGCGCGTTACTCGACGCTCAATTCCAGGCAATCATGAGCAAGATGATTGACGAGATCCTTGCCTTCAGATCTCCGCGAACCGTCAGATTCCACTACACCTATGAGAACAGCCAACGTATGCGGGGCGCACACCCTGACTACTTCAACGTATGAGGTAACTAATGGCGACGATTACCGCAGAATCAGTGATGAACAAGGCAAGGAAGATCCTTAATGATGCGGGGTCTGTGAGGTGGGATAACGCTGATTTGTTGGGCTGGTTAAATTCCGGACAGAAGGAAATCGTCCTGTATAAGCCGAATGCGAATACCGAGACTGCCGTCATAACTATGGTCGAGGGGAGCGTCCAGACTGTCACTGGTCTTCAGTTCATCAGGATCATCAGCAACGTCGCGTCAAATGGGACGACAGCCACAAGTGTTCCGAGTCCGGTTGAACAGTCGGTGCTGGATGGACTTTACCCGAACTGGATGGCCGCGACTCCGAACGCGACCCCCAAGTATTACTGCTTCGACCGGAAACTGCTGAAGACGTTTTTTGTCTATCCGCCGCAACCTGCTTCTCCCGGTAAGGTGAGAATCCTTCAGTCGGCGGCTCCTGCGGTGATTCTTATCGACAACATCTCTTCGGGAATGATTCTCGATGACATCTACGAGACGCCTCTTATTGATTACATCGTCTATCGGGCCTTCTCCGAAGATACCGAAGTTCTCGATGCTGCCAAGAGTGATGCGTTTTTCCAGAAGTTTGTCGCAGCAATGGGCGGTAAGGCTCAAGCCGAAACCATTGGAGAGATGAATGCGAATTAGGCTGAAGCCTTTTGGCGGGATCATCCCGAAAGCCGACCCTCACTATCTACCCGACTCAGCGGCAGTGACGGCGCAAAACTGTAAGTTCACGTCTGGTTCTCTGGAAGCGTGGAAGAACCCCTTGACGGTGAACACTCCCTTGAAAGTCGGGACGAAGACCAGCATCTATCTCTACGAAGATCAATACTGGCTGCATTGGGTTGATCTTGATGTAAACGTCGCTAAAAGTCCGATGGCGACCGACGCTTTTAAAAGAATCTACTGGACCGGCGACGGCGCTCCGAAGATGTCGGTTCTGGAAGCGATAACCACCGGAGGAACGGCGTACCCGAACAACTCCTACTTGTTGGGTGTCCCGGCTCCGGCGATGGCCCCGACCGTCTCGGTAGTGGGGAGTATTACCGATCCCGACCCGACGCTTGTGGAGTCTCGGGCTTACGTTTATCGGTACGTCTCGGCGTATGGCGAAGCTGGCCCTCCGTCTTCTGCTTCCGTAACCGTTGACGTTGCTCCCGGTCAGAGCGTTGACATCACCAACATGAGCGTGGCCCCTGTCGGCAACTACAACATAGCGACGAAGGAAATCTTCCGGTCGAATACGGGAAGTTCCGATACAGCCTATCAGTTGGCCGGTTCAGTAGCGGTGGCGACAACGACCTTTTCAGACACGGTAGACTCAGCCGACCTGGGCGAAGTCTTGGACAGTCTCTTGTGGGACGTTCCACCGACTGACTTGAAAGGCTTGATTGCCCTGCCGAATGGCTGTCTTGCCGGTTACTCAGGGAACGAACTCTGCTATTCGGTCCCGTATCAGCCTCATGCGTGGCCTCTTAATCAGAGATGGCCGGTAGCGGATACCATCATGGGTATTGGGTCGTATGGCATGACGGTTCTTGTCACGACAGACGGTGCTCCCTGCATCGCAACTGGTCAAGACCCGACCGACGTGACTATTGAGAGACTTGAAAATGGTTACGCCTGTACGCTGAAACTCGGTGTCGTGGACATGGGCTATGCCGTTGCCTATCCTTCGACCGGAGGCTTGATGTCTGCCGGGGTCAATGGGGTGGAACTGATTACCAGGGACATTCTTTCCAAAGACGATTGGCAAGCGTTGGGTCTGACGAAAGCCTACTTCTACGGAGGGCTTTACATCGGTTTCGGAACGACGACTTTCATCTTTAATCCCGCGACGAAAGACCTGGCGACTCTTTCGGGAATCACGGCGACGGCAGGCTTTCATGATCCCGCGACCGGCGAACTCTATCTTATGGTGGGGAGTAACATAGTCAAGTGGGATGCCGGGGTCGGGTATCTGACCTATACGTGGAAGTCGAAGCCGTTTGTCTCCGAGAAACCGATCAACATGAGTTGCGCGAGAGTCTATGCCGACACCTACCCTGTGACGTTGAAACTCTATGTAGACGCGACGTTGAAGCATACACAGACTGTCTTGAATAATCTGGTCTTTAGACTGCCTTTAGGCTTTCGTGGTACGGAGATTGCCGCGCAAGTCGAAGGAACTGTCAACGTCTATGCCGTGGACATTGCCGAAAGCGTTGGGGAAATGAAATGAGCCTACCCGACCTCCCTACCATACCGTCGAGTCAGGAGCCGAATACCAGACGGGCGCTTGACATGCTCCGCGTCCTCTTCAATTCGCTAAAGAAGAAGGGGGGCTTGGTAGCGGTCAATGACTTGGTGAATGCGGGACTGGTGGACTCTTCACTTCAGGCGACTGGTTCCGAGTATGACGGCGCGATCCCCCCCGCTATCGTCGGTTTGACGGCGACAGGAGCGTTCCGAACCATCATCCTGGAGTGGGATGCGGTGAACTTCAGAAACTACGCCTACGTCGAGATTTGGCGCTCTACGACTAATGACTTGGGAACTGCGGTAAAGATCGGCACGACGACAGCAACGCTTTACTCCGACCTTCCGCCGAATGCGTCAATGGCCGTGAACTATTACTATTGGGTGCGGGTCATTAGCCGGTCGAACATAATTGGACCCTTCAACGCGACTTCAGGGACTTCCGCAACGACTGCCAATGACCCTGCGTATGTCATCGAAATCCTCGAAAACCAGTTGACCGAAAACGAACTGTACGGAGATTTGCAAAGCAGAATCAACCTCATTGACACGACAGGGACCGGTCTTATTGACCGGATGATTTCCGTCGAGGCAGGGGTGGAGACTGCCCTTGCCAACGGAATCACGACCGCGCCTTTTGATGTGAATGAAACCTACATCGTGGGTGCGCTCGTTTCCTATGACAATTCAATCTACAAATGTATTCTCGAAATCAACACGCCTCCCGCGCCTGTCCCGACGAACGAAACGTATTGGGTTCTGATTGGGAATTACGCGACTCTTGCTGACATGGTTTCGGCACAAGCGGCGAGTCTTACGTCTCTGGATAGCGAAGTAGATGGCATCGGCAGTACGGTTGCCGCTCATTCAGGGTACATCACGGCGCTTGAAACAACTGTCAACGACCCCGCTACCGGAGTAACTGCGACATCGGGTGCCTTGACGACTCTCACTTCAAGAGTGACCAATACCGAGAACACCAACACGTCGCAGGGTTCAGCTATCACGGCGCTTGAGTCCACGGTGAACAACGGGACTACTGGAGTGACCGCGACTGCTTCTGCATTGTCTACGCTGACAACAAGAGTGACTAATGTAGAGGGGGTGAATACTTCTCAGGCATCAAGCATCTCTTCTCTTACATCATCCGTAAGCTCAAACGCGGCAGCTATCATCAGTGAGGCGAGCACTAGAGCAAGTGCAGACAGTGCCTTGTCGTCGTCTGTTTCGACGCTTCAAAGCACGGTTAGCGGTCACACTACTTCCATTCAGACCAACGCTACTTCAATCGACGGCATCCAAGGCAAGTACACCGTCAAGATCGACAACAATGGGTATGTGACCGGCTACGGGCTGATTTCGACGCTGAACAACGGAACGCCCACTTCCGAGTTTGCCGTTGTTGCGGATAAGTTCACAATCGCCCCGGTGGCGACGAATGGCGATGCAGATGATGGTTCGCCCTTCTTTCATTTGACAACTACCACGACTGTTGACGGGGTGAGTCTGTCTGCTGGCACGTACATGAAGACCGCGTTTATTGGTGATTTGACTGTAAAGAATGCGAAGATTGCCAACGAAGCGGTAGACACTTCTAAAATTACTAACCTTGCTGTTACTACCGCAAAAATGGCCGACCTTGCGGTGACGACTGCAAAGATGGTTGACGCTGCTATAACTACAGCCAAAATAGGCGATGCTCAAGTAAATACACTAAAAATAGGAGCGAACGCTGTTACCGTACCTATCGGCGTAGCATACGGTCCTGAATCTAAGGTTGCCAACTGGACTTTTTTGAATGCTACGGTCTGGACTACGCTAACATCAGCAACTATTTCTTCTGAAGGCCAGCCGGTACAAATACTTGTATCAGTTGTTACTGACAAATCGCAATATACACACTTTCGGATTGTGAAGGATTCCGATGCGTCAGTGCTTTACGATAGTCTGTCAATAACGGGAGTTGTGTCTACGACTACGGTGGTAAGGTTGGATGTTTCGCCAGCGTCGAGTGAGACGTATACCGTCCAGTATTTGTCAAGTTATTCAGTGTTGGGAGGCGGGTCGCAAACTCTATCCCTCAGAGTCTATATTGGTCTATTAGGAGTGAAGCGATGAAAGCCGCAATCTATAAAATATCGACAGGGGAAATACTGCGGTTTGTCATCTGTCCACCAGACCATGTTTCGGTGCAATGTCGAGAAGGCGAAGAGTTCTTCCTGAATTGCCCAAAGGATGCCACGCATATAATAAACAACACACCAGCCACAATAGAGCCGGTCATTCCAATCGAAACAATTAAGTCTGAGCGTTTGACGCGCCTCAAAAACGCACGTGATGCCGAAGAAAGCGGCGGCTTTACTTTCATGGGTAAAGACTTCGACTCCGATCCTCTCTCTATCCAGCGCATCACCGTAACTGCAATGGCCGCACAAGGGTCCGAACTGTCGATTGACTGGACGTGTAAAGATGGGACGACTGCAACGCTCAACTCTGCACAACTCAAAGGGATGCTTGTTACTATGGTGCAACGCGGAGATACAATACATAAGAAGTGGCGGCAACGGAAACAAGCCGTCCTGTCGGCAAGCACAAAAGAAGAAGTCGAGGCGATTACATGGTGATGTTTGACCTCTACATGGAAGTTTTCAGTTTCCTCAAGTCTCACGAAGGGGTATACGTGGTGACGAACAAGACCTGTTTTGAATTGATCGATTCCTTAATCAACAACAGGTTCTTTCTCGAAAGAGATGAGGACGGCAAGATAGCGACCTTCTGCAACTACTGGAAGATTGATGACGTTGAGACAGCAAAGAATGGTGGCAGACCCGAGAACGTGGAAAACGGTTCAGTCCTCTTCGTCGTTGATTGTGCCAGTACGAAGGGTTTGAGACTGAAAGACTTTAAAAGGTATTGCAAGGGGATGAAAGGGGCGGCGTGGTTCCATAAGACTATAGCGCCGTCGAACTTCAGGTTTTACCAGTTAAAAGGAGCCGCGCTATGATGACGCACAATGTTTTCCTTGCCTTCACGTTTCACGAAAGGCTGATGTCGAGGGGCATCTGTTTCAAAGGCGGTTCCAACGAGAT